CTAAATTTTCTGTCTCTGAGTCTTCGTTCATCAAGTGTTGACGATTTGTTTAAAGCAAGTAAGATGCTTGTGCAAGAAAAAAATGAGTACTTTGTCAGATAAAGGTAAAAAGTTGTTGGAGCCTCGTATTGATCCGACGACGAAGAAGATGGATGTCGGCGGATTTTTGATCCCGCCAACTAACTTAATTACAGCATTGCTGTTTGGTTTTGCTAAGCACACTAACCCTAAGGCAAAGGAATACTACTTCTGGCGCTGCTGCGATGAACTCTGGAATGGTCCAGAAATGCCTGAGCCTCTTATGGTTAAGCATCCGTGGGCTGAAGAGATGATCCGTGCGGCGATCAACAACAAGTATCTGGCTGTCGGCGGGTCAGCATCAAGCGGAAAGTCCCACACGTTTGCCGCATGGGGCATTATCAACTGGCTCTCACAGCCACAGGATACTCTTGTGATGATGACGTCCACGACGTTACGGGAAGCGAGACGACGTATTTGGGGTTCCGTAATCAGCTTGCTGACAGTGATTCAGGAAGCACCGTGCAAGATTCGGGATTCGATTGGCAGCGTGGCCTACATCAACGAGAACGGGGACTTGATCGAACGTGCGGGACTCATGCTGATTGCGGCTGAAAAGAGTAAGACGCGTGAGGCTGTCGGTAAGTTTATCGGTATCAAGCAGAAGCGTGTCATCGTGATTGCGGACGAGCTTTCTGAAATATCAGAAGCCATTCTACACGCTGGACTTACCAACTTGTCAAAGAACCCGTCGCTACAGATGATCGGCATGTCCAACCCAAATAGTCGCTTCGACGCGTTCGGCGTGTGGTCAGAGCCGAAGAAGGGTTGGGAATCCGTCGATACGAATACGGCAGATAGTTGGGACACGAAGTGGAACGGACACTACTTGAGGCTGGACGGCGAGCGTTCGCCAAACATTCTGGCTGGACGAACGATCTATCCGTGGCTCCCGACTGAGGAGAAACTGGAGGAGGACAGGGCGCTTTTGGGACAGGAGTCCAGAGGCTACATGCGGATGGTACGCGCCGTATTCTTTGATTCTGACGAGACACAGGGCATCTACAGCGAGGCAGAACTCACGGCAAGTGGGTCGATGCGCACAGTCGAGTGGGCCGCTAAGCCAACAATTATCGCTGGACTCGATCCTGCTTTTACAAATGGCGGCGACAGAACGATTCTCTACACTGCCAAAGTTGGCTACAATAAAGCAGGGCACTACGTCTTTGAGTTGGACGAGGCGATTCACTTGAACGACGACGCCACAAATAAGGCTGTTCCGCGAACGTACCAGATTGTGCGCCAGATCAAAGAACACTGCCAGCGCAGGAACATCTTGCCTGAGAATCTCGCAGTAGATGCTACAGGCGCAGGAGCGCCCTTCTGCGACGTTCTAGCGGGCGAGTGGTCGTCGTCGATCTTCCGTGTCAGTTTCGGCGGCAAGCCCTCTGACAAGCGTGTCAGCGCCAACAGCAAGCTCATAGGCGAGGAACTCTACGTGAACCGTGTGTCTGAACTGTGGTTCGTGGGCAAGGAACTGATGCGGACGAAGCAGTTATTCGGAATCTCCGCAGATCTTGCACAGGAGATTTGCGCACGTAATTACGATTTAGTTAAGGGTGGCTCCCTGAAAGTGAAGATCGAATCGAAGCCAGAGTTCAAGTCCCGCTTTGGCAAGTCGCCCGACTTAGCTGACGCGGCCTTCCTCGCGCTAGACTGTGCCCGTCAGCGCTTAGGGCTAGTGGCAATGGAGCCACCGAACGATTCGACGGAAGCAGGATTCAGGAGACAGGTTACGATTAAGTCTCTGAGCAGTGCCTTAAGTTCAGACACAATAGATTGATTAACCCCTGTTTGGTGAAATAAAAAGTCTCTTATAAACATATGCTCCTCATTAAGCGAGGCTTAATGAATGACAATTCTAAATAAGAAGTTTTTATATCTTATAAGCAAAATTATTGACGCTATTGACTCTGAGGCTGCTTGTGATAATCTTTAACCTTATGGCTGCACAACGATTTAAGAGATTGCCCTCAGGCAAGATTCAGTACATGGGAGAGACTTACGACGGCGTCAACAAACCGAAGAGAGCGCCCGCTAGCTCCGACAAGAAGTTCGTCGTCTTAGGTAAAGAGGGCGACAAAGTCAAAAAGGTTTCGTTTGGCGCGAGGGGCTACAAGGATTTCACGCAACACAAAGACCCAAAACGACGTGCAAATTTCAGGTCTAGGATGAATTGCTCAACTGCGAAAGATAAAACCACTGCGCGATATTGGGCTTGTCAGTATCTGTGGTGATATCATGTTGACTTTTTTGATTCGATAACGTAGTTTTGGCTATGGCCGCTGGCGATAAATACGACAAAGACGGGAAGTTGATTCCGCAAACTGCGCCAGCAACTGGCACTACTGGATCAAAGGGTGTCACGCCGTCAACTTCTTTTACAACGGGTACTGGAGCAACGATCCCTTCATTCTTTACTCCTGCTGCTGCGGATACCCAATTGGGGCAAGACCAACGTCAGCTAGCTGGTGAGGTACAAGAGTACGCAAGGAGTGGTACGATTACTGAAGAAGGTGCACGGCTCATGCAAAGAGCACGCGATCTCAATATTCCAGAGAATACGATTCGCGGGATTTATCAAAAAGTGCAGCCCCCCATAGGCCCTGAGGAATCAATTTTCCAACAAGAAGAGAACGCTGCCCGCCAACGCTCAAAAGACTCTGGCGCTTTTGGCGGGCCTAATAAGGCTTCCTCCAATAACGTCAATACTACCACTACTCGTTTGCTTAACCGTTATGACGAAATGCAAGGAATGGCGATGGGGTTAGGATCAAACGGAGCGCTTCAAGTCAGTGGACCAACAGGATCACGCGGAACACCGATTAGCGGATCTTCAAAAAAAGATAGATATGCTGACATTAGGTCAAGCATTATGGGCGACGCCCTTAAACGACAAGGTCTAAATCAAGAACTTCAACGCGCACGTATCGAAGCTTTCAAGAGGGCAAATTCTAAAAAAGATGTCGATGCTGCGGATAACTTGACCGCTGATATCCAAAACGGTAGATTTCCACTTGGTTACGGCTAATACGCGTTCTACCAATCAGCAAACTTTAAAACAATATGCCAATTGCAAGAGCTGGATTTTCGTATGAGTCTGACATCGCGCCGATGCGTGGCGATAATTTTAGTGTTCAGGATCAATTAGATCGTGAAGAGAATGCCGTAAAGATCGCACAGATTAATCAAGCCGCTGATAATCAGAAGCGTACTGGCGATCTTGAATTTGAACGGGCAAAGCTAGCGCTTGAATCAGCTAGACGCGAGACACAACAACAGAATGACGCCAATAGGCTGTATCCTGAGATCTCTCAGCGCATCTCTGGTATCATGAATGACGCGACTAAAGATCCTGCCACACGCTTAATGGAAATCGAAACTACCCGCCAACAATATGGTACTACGGTAGTACAGAATCCCGCGCTCAATAACTTGTTTAATTCTGCTCAGACTATCGTCACTGTTAAAAACGATCAGGACAAACAACGTGACGCTCTCGCATTGGACTTTGTTCAGCGGGGCGATGTCGAGGCTATTAAAGGACTATACGGTGGTAACGTCACAGCTGGCCCCGCTAAAATGTTCTTCGATACGGCGACTAAAGTTAGTGACACGCTTAGAGCTAAGGATACAGCCGAAGCTGAACAGCGTCGTAGCGCTAGTAAGTTTGGTCTGGAACTCGACACGATCAAGAATTACGAGTCAGTTCTTAGCGCTATGAAACCTAAGACACTTACAGAAGAGGAAATTCAGAAAAAGATAACTGAAGAAGGTCCAGATGCTGTGAAGAATCTTAAACAAGAATTAAGCCCCCTTGATAAGATTGAGCTTAGAGAAATCTTCATTGATCTAAATCCAGAGTTAGATACAGATGAGGGACGCGCCGCTTTAGATTCAAAGCCAGTTGAAATGCTATATGGTGATGCTTTAAAATCTCTTAGACGCCAAAGACGGGCGCTAACTTCTGCATCAAAAGTTACTTCGACTACACCTTCTGGTGCTCCTACTAGCCCGCGCTCTGCTTTCGACAAATAATACATCACAACACTTAGACTAAAAACATATGTCCGAAATTGACGACCTCCTGAGTGAGGCAAAGAAGAAGCAAACATTAGATCTCCAACCCTATTCCGTATGGTCAGAGGCTAATAAAATAGAAGACCCACTTGAAAGCCGCAAAGCTTTCGGTGATTATGTACGGACAACCTATTCAAATAGTGGTCTTTACAATAAGGAGGTAGAGACAGAAGTTCGTCAAGGG